CAATGTATACAGATGCAAATCTTGTTGTTAAAACAGGAGCAATAGAATCAGAAGATCCAACAGGAGGACTTATTTTAACATCTCCACTTGGAAATAGATTTAGAGTAACTGTATCAGATCTTGGTGTATTAAGTACAACAGCTGTATAATTAAAAAAATAAATAATCATGGATATATTAAATTGGCTGTACATGAAAACAGCAGGTCTAGTAAAGACCAAAGCAAATGACCCTAACACAGATTTAATAGCATTGGGTGCTAATGTTGGGTTTAATAAAAGAGATGATCAATATCAGACTTATGCAATGCCTCTTAAAAACTGTGTACAATCAGGTTGTGAGGGTAATACTGCTTACTATGAGGTAGATATGGCAATAAGTAATGTTGTTACTGTAAACACTACACGTGGTATTATTGATATTTTAAACATGGGCTTTGATCCAGGAACAACACCTGATCCAGCATTTGGAACATCAACAGCTTTTACAATTAACAATCCTGAATTAGATCTTACTCCAGCTAATAGAGATAATGTTTATATACAATATTCTTTATACTATAATCAAGGTCCAGATGATAATGCTATTCCATATTTATTATCTACAGGTTTTGTTGCAGGTTTAAATTTTAATTTATTTAATGCTAATCCTGTTGCAGCTGATACAGCTAACTGGACAGGAGGATTGTATGTATACTTTGAATTATATCAAATTAATTAACCATGTCAATAGGAAATTTAAAAGACACCGGAAACCAAGGTAATAATCTACCATTCCAGTGGAAAGTTCTTCAAGGACTTCAGAGTATAATTAGTTCAGTACTAGATGTTAGAATTGTATCTCCATTAGGTCAGCAAGCTTCAGTTGCCTCTGTATCTACTGTGTTATCTACTGAGCAAGCAAATGTTTTAATATCTCCGCAATTTAGAAAATATACTAATACAGATGGTGATCTTAGCGGTTTCCCAATAGTGTTATCTGTTTCTTTTGCTAGTGTGGGGACTGCTAATGCTAAGATTTCTACAGATGGTGGATTAAATTACACTGATCTTGCCCCAGGTGAAACATTAAACTTGGATGCTGGTGGAGTTATGAACTATTATGATGGTAGTAATTTCTATTTTGATACTACTACTAATGCTGGTTCTTCTTTAATAGTTGCTCATAATTATATATAATGGGTACTAGAATTGAAACAGATTCTTATTATTCAAATCCTTTAGGTTACACTAGAGGATTATTTGCTCAAACAGCAAATAGTACTCCTGTTACAGGAACTACCACTGAAACTACATTGATAGATGGTGGAGTAGGTAGTTTATCTGTACCTGCTAATGGATTTAAAGTTGGTGATAGCTTTATGGTTGAAATGGGTGGTCATATTAGCTCTGTAAACACAAACACGCTTAACATAAGATTAAAATCTGGCAGTGTTATTTTATGTGATACTGGAGCCATATCAATGCCTAATGTTACAAATAAACATTTTGACTTACAAGTAAGATTTACAATTAGAGCTTTAGGAGCAGCAGGAGTTGCAGCTATTGCTTCTTATGGTGTACTTACTTATTCAAGAAACGCTGGAAACATATTTGAGGGTTCAGATTTTAGTGTGGTAAATAATACCACTTTTGATACTACAATAAGCAATACATTAGATATTACAGCTCAATTTATTACAAATAATGCAGGTAATAACATATATAGTGAAAGTTTTATTTTAACTAAGATATATTAATATGAGTACAGGAATAAATGTAACCAATATCTGACCCGCCTGTTGGAGCAACATTAATGAAAACAGGACAAACAACAAGTTATAGAACTGGAGACGATGGAGACTTAGAAGCTGGTAGGGCAACTAATTTTACAACTTTAGCAAGTAACAATCCATTTGGAAACACGAATAGATTTACTGATGAACTTGGAGGACAAACCTATACGAATAACATTGTAATTGATTGGAGTACTTATGACGGTTCAACTGTATTAGGTATTTCAAGAGTTGCTATTGCCACGGGTCAAAGCTGGAATACAGCAGTAGATGATTCACTTTCTTATTCTGTTGGAACATTTACAAGTTGTTGGAGATTAATCAATATGAAAGAGATTTTTAACTTGCTTAATTATGCAAATTCAGAGGCTAATTTGTTAAACTATTCACCTTTAAATTTATCATCCACAGGTAGAATCTATTGGAGTGCTAATACTTTGTCAAGTGCAACAACATCAGCATATACATTCAATAATGTTGGCAACACAGCAACTATGGCAAAATCAACCAGTGCAAATATGACTTACATCAGAGTCAGAACATTCACCGTAACAGGTACAACTTTATCTTAAAAATATGGCAACTTATAAATTTCCACAATTCAATGTTGAGATTATCAATCCAACAGTGACAGTCACAACAGTAGTTGATGACATAATCAATAAGACTTGCACAGCTAATGTAGTATTAACTACTCCATCTGCAATCTTTGGAATAGATTTTTTTGGTTATACATACGTTTCAGATTGGACAGATCAAGATATCATTGACTGGGTAAATAATGTAGAGCTACCTCAATATGAAATCTAACTAAGCATTTTTACTTATTTTATTATATTATTTCAATAATTATTAGTATATTATATTTATAAATAATAAAGTAATGAAAACACTGTGTTGTAAGTTAGTGATGACAGCTGGATATACTGATACAAATCATTTTATAAACAGTGCTTTTCACCCTAAGATGTCCATGCCATTATTAACTCTAAGCGGTATTGCTGCAACATTTGCATACTACTTTGATTTAATTTTTGGTATTAAAGCTATTATAGGTATTGCTATACTAATATTATTTCTTCTTGAGTTCTATACTGGATTAGCAGCATCAAGAAAAGAAGGAAAAAAGTTTGACTCTGAGCTTTTTGGTAAAGGTTGGTTAAAGCTTTTAGTATATATGATTATGATAGGAGTATCAAATACATTAGCTAATAACATACTAGGAGTAAACATTATTGGTTATAAGTTTAACATATATGAATGGCTTCATGATATGTTCTATAACTATGTTTTATTAAATTTGATATTATCTAATCTAGAGAATTTTAAAAGATTAGGTTGGACAGAACATTTGCCAGTGTTGAGAGCTTTGGCAAAATATGTAAAAGATGAACCTAAAATAGACAAACATGGAAAAGACTCTTAAAGAAAGATGGAAATCTAAGACACCTAAGTTTTGGAAAAGGGTACAAAGATGGGCTGTTATTACAGGCACAGTAGCCGGAATAATACTTGCAGCTCCTGTAGCTTTACCAGCAGCAGTTGTTACTGCAGCAGGATACATAGTAACAGCAGGAACAGTTGCAGCAACATTATCTCAACTAACAGTTGATGATACTAAAAAACCAGAAGATGTTGACAACGCAGCAGACAATTAAGAAGTATGGTACTCCTAATATAACAGGAGAAGGTTACTTGGTAACTATAACTTTACCATATCCTATGAGATTAGCTTGGGATACTGATACTACTGTATCTAAACTAAGATGTCATAAACTAGTTGCAGGTAGTTTTGAAGCTGTATTTAAAGATATACTAGCTACTTATGAATTACCTAAAATCAAAGAATTAGGTATAGACTTATTTGGTGGATGTTTTAACTTCCGCAAAATGAGAGGTGGTTCTGCATGGTCTAAGCATTCATGGGGAATAGCTATTGATTTAGATCCTGCAAGAAATACTTTAAAAGAGACTAGTAAAACTGCTAGGTTTGCTAGACCAGAATATAAAGCAATGATTGATATATTCTACAAGCATGGGTTTATATCACTAGGAAGAGAAAAGAATTTTGATTGGATGCACTTTGAGATAGGCTCCTAAATTTTAATAACTAAAACATAAAACAATGGGAAGAAAGAAAAAAGAAGTTAATGTAGAACTAGAAGTAAAAACAAAAACTAAAAGAGCTTACATTAAGAAAGACAAGAAAAACTTAGATGTAGTTATTGACACACCTAAAGTTGATGTAGAAGTACATAACACTGAAGAAACTAAGCATGTTAAAATAGATACTAAGAATTTAGATATTGAAGTAACTAAAAATGCAGAAGGTTCAGAAGTTAAAGTACAAGCTTCTAACAAAGTACTTGAGAAAGTAGGTAAAGTATATGGAGCTTGGGTTTTAAAACATCTTGCTAAAAGAAACAAAAAGTAATGAAGTTTAGAAACAACTGGAAAGGTTCAAGAAGACAATGGGATAAGATAATGTTTAGATTTAGAATCTCAGCATTAGATATCTTTACATTAGAGCTAGATTATTCCAGAGAATTCTATCTTGTAACTATATTAAACTTTACTATTAAAAACAGATAACTATGAAACATGGATTAAAAGGAGTTACAGATGCTACAGTCTTCTGTAAGTCAATGCAAAAAGGTGGTGCTAAACCAATGATTAGATCAATGAAGAGCTATGCTGAAGGTGGTATGACTTCTTCTAGTGAAGGACCAATTTTTCCTAAACTCAAAAGGAAAATTAAAAGAGGAATAGAAAAACTTAAAAATAATCTTAACAACTGCGGATCAGGTTCTACATTTAGAAAAAATTGTGCAGGAGGAAATTGGGATTAAGGTATAGTAACTATAAAACTTATAGAGATCCAGGTATGTAGTATGCCTGGATTTTTTATTTTAAATATATCTAGTTTAAACTTTTATTGTATATTTGTCTAAACTTAAAATTAAAAACCAATGGAAAACCAACAAGAACAAGAGCTATCACATGAAGAGTTGATAGCAAGAAAAGAAGAGATGCTTAAATTTTATACTGACTCTCTCCCTTATTTAGAAGCACAGTTGAAATATGAAAAACTTTTAGCTGAAATAGATGAATATAGATTTAAGAGAACGCAAATACAAATGCAATATGCAATGATGATGCAAACTCAACAACATGAAGAAGATTTATCAGAAGAAGAAGATGATTTAAATATTCCTTCTCAACATCCTCTGCCAAATGAAAATCCATCTAGCAGAAAGCTTAAAAAGAATTAATCATGGCACTTGTAAATCAAGTACAGAAAAGAGTTAAGATGCCCAAATGGGATATTGTAAAATTTCAGATTTTAACTCATTGTTATATTAACCGTATAACAATGAGTGAATCTGATTTAAACTGTTTGACTTTACTTAGTTTTAATGAGCCAATTGAACTTACCCATTTTTGTTATGATGCATCAGCAGAAGAAGAATGGATATTTAAATCACCACAAACAGTAAGAAACTGTATTAATAAAGCTGAGAAAAATAAATTAGTAGTAAAAGATGCAACTAATAAAAAACTTATAAAGCTTAATCCAGAAATTAAAATACAAACATCTGGTACTATATTGCTTGACTATAAATTTTTAGGAAATGATACCGAAGAAGTCCAGTAAATTATATACTACAGTTTCAGAAGATTTAAATATAAATACAAATATTGTCCAGGATTTAATTGAATTTGCTTATAAAGAATTAAGAACATTGTTAACAAACCTTGATCATCCTAGAATAAACATGGATGGTTTAGGACATTTTGTTGCTAAAACTAGTTTAATAAGAAGAGATATACCAAAATATAAGCAAAGACTTGAGAATCATGACACATCTACTTTTGGTGCATATTATAATAAAAAAATGACAGAAGTAAAATTAGATTTATTAATTAAGCTTGAGGAAAAAATCACTATTCAAGAAAATAAAAAAATAACTTTTAAAAAAACCAAAGATGAGAACAGTGCTAAAAACAATCTGGGAGAATAGAAAAGGTATCCTAGAAGGAATTAAGAACTCAATTATTAGAGATGAGTTTGTAGAAGATATAGCCCGCATGAGACATGATATCTGTGATGACTGTGAGCATTTAGATAACAAAGGTAAAGAGTGTGCTGTAAAAGGTAGTCAACCTTGTTGTGCTGAATGCGGATGTTCACTAGCATTCAAAACCCGGTCATTATCTTCAGAATGTCCATTAGGTAAATGGGATGCTATAGCTACAGAAGATGAAGAAGATCAATTAGAAAAATTATGAAAATAGAATGGTGGAAACTGCTAATTGTTTTTTTATCAGCAATAGTTTTAGAAGCAAATAGCATAGCAGGTTTTAGATATTTAATGAATCATAACTGGGTGGGTATGGTATTAATGGCTTTTATTAACCCTTTCTTGTGTTTACCATTAAATCATTTTACTATAGAAGTGAAGAGCTTTAAACAAAGAGTATGGATTGCTACAGCCTTTAGCACAGGTTTTGTAGTAGGAATATTAACCATTAGACCATTTTTTGTATGATAATATTTAATGCAAATGATCATAGTTACAAAAGCCTAGACGGTGAAGCTATTGATTGGATAAGTGTAACCACACTTGTTTCTCATTTTAAAAAACCTTTTGATGCTAAAACAGTGGCTGAGAAAGTAAGCAGAAGTAAAAAGTCTAAATGGGCTGGAGTAGATCCTAAAATTATTCAAGAGATATGGAATAATGAATCTACTAGATCACTTACTCTTGGTACATGGTATCATAATCAAAGAGAATCTGACTTGTGTGCTTTAGCATCATTAAGTGTAGAGGGAACTACTATACCAGTATTTAAACCTGCAGAGGTTAAGGAAGGAGTTAAAGTAGCTCCATCTCAAAAACTAGAACCAGGCGTGTATCCAGAACATATGGTCTATTTAAGATCAGCCGGTATCTGCGGCCAATCAGATTTAGTGGAAGTAGTCAATGGTAAAGTAAACATCATTGACTACAAAACTAATAAGGAGATAAAGAAGGAGTCATATGTAAACTGGGAGGGTATATCTGATAAGATGTCTCATCCAGTAAACAATTTAGATGACTGTAACTTTTATCATTATGCTTTACAACTCAGCATTTATATGTATATTATACTAAAGCATAATCCTAAATTAAGACCCGGAAATATATTTATTCATCATATAACCTTTGAAGTAGATAAAGAAGATCAATGGGGGTACCCTATTGCAAAACTAGATGATAATGGAGAACCTATAGTAAAAGAAGTAATACCTATTCAGGTTCCCTATTTAGTAGATGAAGTGCATGCAATAATTCACTATCTTCAGGATAACAAAGCTAAAATTAAAAAGAAATAACAATGCTGATTAAACTCTTTGATGTACAGAATAAAACAGTTGTTCCGACAGAACACTGTTATACACTTAAATCTCTTAAAGATATAATGGATGACTATCCAGATGATTATCTAAAAATATATCAGTATCTATTCTATATGACATGTCCGGATCCAGATATGAATCCTTTCTTTCATACACCATATGTAGAAAAAGAAAGCTTAATTATGAGAGAGATAGAAGGAGAATTCTCTACAGAAGATACAGAGATATATAATGCACTTAGATTCTGTGAAAAACTATATGAAACTCCTACTTCACGCGCGTACGCGGGCATGCAGAAAGCACTAGATAGAATATCTAATTACCTAGCTACTGCACAAATTACTGATGGTAAAGATGGTAACATAGCTCAAATAAGGGCATTAGCCAAAGACTTTGATGGTATAAGACAATCATTTAAGGGTGTATATAAAGACTTGCAAGATGAACAGCAAAGCAAAGTCCGTGGTGGTCAAGGTCTTGCATATGATAGTTAGTCATGAGTCAGATCTTTGAAGACATACCAACTTGGGATAATGGTACTTGGACTATCACATCTTTTGATAGCAGGGATGCATTTTCAACATATTTAGCTAGTATATTTAAAGAACCTGGTCAATATGAGTTTGATGAAGTTAGCACAGAGTTATTTGTAGCTGAATCAAATAAGTTTAGAAAACTAGGTGTATACTGTACTGCTCCATTTAAATCTAAAGATTTTATAGAATACTGGGATGACCAGAAAGCTAAATGTAGAAAAGGTATTCTGATTAAGCATGGTCATAAAACATGGTTCTTAGCTAGAGAATACTATATGTGGCTTAACTTCTTGCCTATCTTTAACAAAGAGATACAACAGTTTGGCTTTGCTGATATACGTGATGCTCAGTATCATATGGCATTATATGAATTATTAGCAGAACTAAACTATAAACATGTAGCCATTTTAAAGAAACGTCAGATAGCTTCTTCTTATTATCACATGGCAAAGCTTATAAATCAGCAATGGTTTGAGGCTGGTGTTACTCTTAAGATTGGAGCAAGTCTCAAGGATTATATAAATGAAAAAGGTTCCTGGAAATTCTTACAGGAGTATGCAGCATTCTTAAATGAACACACTGCATGGTACCGTCCAATGTCACCAGACAAAGTAATGATGTGGCAACAGAAGATTGAAGTCAGAAAAGGTAATAGAAAAGCTGAGGTAGGTCTTAAAGGTACTATACAAGGTATGTCATTTGAGAAGGATCCAACAAATGGTGTAGGGGGTCCAGTTAAATACTTCTTCCATGAAGAGGCGGGGATTGCTCCTAAAATGGATCAGACATATGAGTACATGCGCCCAGCCATGAGATCTGGTTTAATTACTACAGGGATGTTTATTGCTGCAGGATCTGTAGGTGATTTATCTCAGTGTGAACCATTAAGAACAATGATTGTAAAACCTTTAGATAATGATGTATATGCAGTAACATCAAATCTAATTGACTCTAAAGGTACCATTGGACTATCTGGTTTGTTTATTCCAGAACAATGGTCAATGCCACCACACATAGATAAATATGGTAACTCACTTGTTACTGAAGCTTTAGAAGCTTTAGATAGGCAATTTGAAGTATGGAAAAAAGAACTAGATCCAGAGACTTATCAATTAAGGATATCACAGCATCCAAGAAATATTGAAGAAGCATTTGCTCATAGAACAGTATCTGTATTCCCAACACATCTTGTTGCAGCTCAGGAAAGAAGAATAGAAGATAAAGAATATGGTTATGAGTTCTTAGATATCTCAACAGATGAAAATGGTAAACCATCTGTTAAAGCTTCTAACAAAAGACCTATAATGGAGTTTCCTGTAACAAAGAATACAGAAGATAAAACTGGTGTTTTTGTTGTATGGGAAAGACCTGTAGCTGATCCTACATTTGGACAGTATTATGCATCTATTGACCCTGTATCTGAAGGTAAGACAACTACCTCAGAATCATTATGTTCTATATATGTAATGAAGGCACCGGTAGAAGTAACTAAAGTAACAGGTACAGAAACAGAAACTTACATAGAACCAGATAAGATTGTAGCTGCATGGTGTGGTAGATTTGATGATATTAATAAAACACACCAAAGATTAGAACTAATAATAGAGTGGTATAATGCGTGGACACTAATAGAAAACAACATCTCTTTGTTCATACAATATATGATCTCTAGAAAAAAACAAAGATACTTAGTACCTAAGAGTCAAATCATGTTCCTAAAAGATTTAGGAGCTAATGCTAATGTATTTCAGGAATATGGTTGGAAAAATACCGGTACTTTATTCAAAGCTCACCTTCTTAGTTATGCTATAGAATATACTAAGGAAGAACTAGATGTTGAAACAAAGACCGATGGTACTATAGTAAGAACCAAATACGGTATAGAAAGAATTCCTGATCCAATGCTACTCAAAGAAATGAGAGCATATGCAGATGGAGTCAACGTGGATAGGCTTGTTTCATTCTGTGCACTTGTTGCATTTATGAAAATTCAGCAATCAAATAGAGGATATGCAAGAAGAACTATTATGGATGATGCAGCTAAAAACTTGCAAAAGTCAGAAAATTTGTTTAAATTAAATAGTAGTCCGTTTAGGCATATGGGTAAAACATATTATAAGGGCGGACAAGGAGTTAGAAGGTCTCCTTTTAAAAATTTTAAATAATAGATATGCAAATAATAAACGCATTACAAGCAAAGAAAGGTGCAAAAACTAGTCATAATAGATTGGGTAGTATAATGCAACCTTTGCAGTTTTTATCTAAAAAAGATAAAGATCCTGAATGGGCAGCTTGGAACTTAGATTGGTTAGAATGGAATGGTCTAAAACAAATCCGTAGGAATGCCCGCAGATTAATGAAAAACTACAAACTTGCAAAAGGTATTATAGACAAATCAGACTATATCATTGAAGAAGATAATGAAATGAGAGATATAGTTGAAATACTAACAAGAGAAGATGCTTCTGCATTAGAGTTAAAATTTTATCCAATTATTCCAAATGTTATTAATGTTTTAGTAGCTGAATTTGCAAAAAGATCTACTAAATTAACATATACTACAGTAGATGAATTTTCATATAATGAAATGCTTGAACAAAAAAGAAAAGCTGTAGAAGAAGTTCTTATGTCTCAAGCACAAGTAAAAATATCTGCTGCATTAATTGAGCAAGGTTTAGACCCAGCTTCACAAGAAGCACAACAACAACTTGGACCAGAACAATTAAAAACATTACCTGAAATTGAGCAGTTCTTTAAAAAAGATTATAGGGGATTGGTAGAACAATGGGCTACACACCAACACAAAGTAGATGTTGAAAGATTTAAAATGGATGAGCTTGAAGAAAGAGGTTTTCGTGACATGCTTATCACAGATAGAGAGTTCTGGCACTTCCGTATGATGGAAGATGATTATGAAGTAGAACTTTGGAATCCACCTGTAGTATTTTATCATAAATCTCCAGATGCCAGATATATCTCACAAGGTAACTGGGTAGGTAAAGTAGATATGCTAACTGTATCAGATGTAATTGATAGGTATGGTTATTTAATGACTCAAGAGCAATTAGAAGCATTAGAAGCAGTATATCCTATTAGATCAGCTGGATATATCATTGGTGGTTATCAAAATGATGGTACCTATTATGATGGAACTAAATCACATGACTGGAACGTAAACATGCCATCACTAGCATACAGACAGTATACCACAGCAATGGCTGGGTCAGTATATGATGGTGGAGATATTATAAATCAAATACTTTCTGAAGGTGAGGATTACTTTGATCAAGGTACCGCATACTTGCTAAGATGTACAACAGGTTATTGGAAATCACAACGTAAGGTGGGACACTTGACTAAAATAACTGAGGAAGGTGAAGTTTTAACAGAAATCATTACAGAAGATTATAAGGTTACAGAAAAACCTATATATGATACAAGATTATTTAAAAATAAAACTAAAGATAACCTAATATATGGTGAACATATAGATTGGATTTGGATTAATGAAGTTTGG